TACCTTCTTCACCCGTATGGCCACTCCTATATATCCGCTTATGGACAATCTTCATTTGGATGTCCATTTCTGGCATGTTCCTAATCGTCTCGTGTGGGAGAATTTCAAGGAGTTTATGGGCGAACAGGATGACCCGGAAAACCCTGTTTCTCGTTCTGTTCCTCAAATCGTCGCCCCGGCAGCTGGTGGCTGGACGGAAGGCTCCCTTGCTGATTATTTCGGTATTCCGACGGAAGTTAACTCTCTCTCTCATTCTAGTTTGTGGCACAGAGCTTACAATTTAATTTGGAACGAATGGTATCGCTGTACCTATATTCAGCCCAAAGTTGTCGATGATCTTGATGATGGCGCTGATTCTGCTGCTGATTATGGTGTGGCCTCAAGCTGGCCCGGCTGTCGAATTGCCTCTTGGCACTACTGCTCCGGTTATCGGTATTGGTAAAAATACGCAAGTGTTCGGTGGTGGTCAACTCGCCGGAGTTTTCGAAAGCGACGGCACGACCTCAACCTATCCTACTTATGCTGCCATTTCTACTGCTAACGCTGACTCTATCTGGTATGCCGAAGGCCCGGTCGGTGGTAATGGTTATCCTAACATTCGTGCTGACCTTTCCAATGCTACTGCGTCCACTATTAACGCTCTCCGTCAAGCGTTTCAGTTACAACGGCTCTACGAGCGTGATGCCCGTGGCGGGGTCAGGTACACTGAACTAATCCGCGCTCATTATGGTGTTGTCTCTCCCGATGCTCGCCTTCAGCGCCCCGAATATCTCGGTGGGTCTACTGCCCGGGTTAATCTTACTTCGATTGCTCAAACGTCAAAGACTGATGGCGCTGCTACTCTTGGCACTCTCGGCGCTATTGGCACAATTACTTGCTCTGCCGGGTTTACAAAGTCCTTTACTGAACACGGCCTTCTTATTGGTCTCGTTTCTGTTCGTGCCGACCTTACATATCAACAGGGTCTCCCCCGTATGTTCTCCCGCCTTACTCGTTGGGATTACTACTGGCCCGGCCTCGCTCATTTGGGCGAGCAAGCCGTTTATCAGAAGGAAATTTTCGCTGATGGCGTTCCCGGCGCTGCTAATGATGACAAGGTTTTCGGGTATCAAGAGCGCTGGGCTGAATATCGTTACTTCCCGTCAAAGATTACGGGAATGATGCGCTCTAATTATGCCACTCCGTTGGATGCCTGGCATTTGTCTCAAGAGTTCGCACAAGCCCCGACGTTATCCGATGCGTTTATTATTGAAAATCCGCCGATGTCTCGTGTTCTCTCTGTTGCTGCCCCTCATTTCTTGATGGACAGCTTGATTGAATTGCGTTGTGCTAGGCCGATGCCGACCTACTCCGTTCCGGGCTTAATCGACCATTTCTAAAGAGGTGCGCTATGGATGTTCCGACAACTTGGACTGACCTTGTTGCTGTAATCCTATCCAATATTGTGGCCTTCTTGCTTGGTCGGAAGGCTCGTAAAAGAAAGGTCTGATATGGGCCTGTTTTCTGGTGTCTCTAATGTCCTTAAGGGCATTGGTGGGGCAATTAATCCTGTAACGCCCCTTTTAGGCGTTGGCGCTGAGCTTCTTGGGGCGTTCTCTGCTAAATCCGCCCAAGAGGACGCTAATCGTACAAACATTGAATTACAGCGCTCTAATCAAGCGTGGGAAGAAAATCTCGCTAGTACTGCTCACCAACGGGAAGTTGCTGATTTAAAGGCTGCGGGGCTTAATCCGATTTTATCTGCCCGGCTTGGCGGTAGTGCAACCCCCGTTGTTGCGCCGGCTAGGGTGGAGAGCCTCGCGCCTACTTATTTAAATAGCGCTCGTCAATTCTCCGAACGCTCGCTTGCTACTCGTTCTTTGATGGCTGATTTACAGTTAAAAAAAGCTCAAACTGAAGCTGCCTCTGCTCAAGCAACTCACTCTTATGCGGGTGCTAATGTTTCGAATACTACCGCCCAGGGCGTTGCTTATGATAATGCTCGTAAAGCTCTTGAGCTTGAAGTTATTGGCTCTCGTGTTCCTCTTGAAAAGTACAAAATTAAAGAGCGTTATAAATCTCGTTCTTGGGATTTGATGCTCGATGACCTTAAGCGTGGTTCTGATGCTCTTAATCCGTTTTCTGGTGGTTCTACTCGTGGCGCTTTTGGGCGTGGTGATAGTATCTCTTTCTAAGTGAGGTGTTGTATGGCTTATCGTCGTCGTATGTCTAAAGGAAAAAGTCGTCGCTCGTTCCGTAAGGGAACGGGAACGCAATCCGTTAATCTATCCCCTAATCCGATGCGTGGTGGATATAGGTTTTAAGGGGTACCCCCCTGGGGTATGCAGTTTGGATCCAGCTGGATCCTAAGGATCCAGTCGCAGAGCTCGTCGAGCTTATTTTTTAACGAGATCTTCTTTTTGGGATACCCCCCCCTTATGCCATGCTATCATCCTCTAACTGGTTTTTATGCTCGTGAGGTAAATGATACAGGTAAGCGGTCGCTTGTTTTTTCTGCTGATAAAGCCTTGTTGGAAGTTCCTGTTCAAGTGCCTTGCGGTCGTTGTGTTGGTTGTCGTCTTGATAGGTCGCTATCTTGGGCGCTTCGTTGCGTCAACGAAGCCTCTCTTTATGATGAAAACTGTTTCATCACTCTCACATTCTCTGATGATAATCTTCCCCCTGCTTGTCCTGTTTGTCATACTCTTGCCGGGTCTCTTTGTGTTTGTCAATTTCAAAAATTCCTAAAGCGTCTGCGTAAATATATCTCTCCTCGTAAGGTTCGTTATTTTCATTGTGGCGAGTATGGGGAATTATTTTCTCGCCCTCATCATCATGCCTGTTTGTTTGGTTACGATTTCCCCGATAAGGTTCTATTCTCTAATCGTCGTGGTTTTAAACTCTATACTTCTGAAATATTATCTGATCTGTGGGAATATGGTTTCTCTACAATTGGCGATGTTACATTTGACTCCTGTGCTTATGTCGCTCGTTATATTCTTAAAAAATGGTCTAAAGGCTTCAATGAATTTGATGATGCTGGCCTTCCCAAAGAAGGCCGAAAGGATTTATATGAAAGTATGCGAGGTCTATCGGTTTCGGACAGGCAAGCGCTACACTATCAAGGGCGTTTACCGGAATATGTTACCATGTCCCGCAATCCGGGATTGGGAACAGAGTGGCTTGCCCGTTTTGGTTCCGATCTGTACCCGTCGGGGTTCGCCGTTACGCCGGACGGCAGAAAAGTAAAACCGCCGAAGTTTTACGATAATAAATATGATGTTGACAATCCCGGAATGTTGGCAATAATAAAAGCCAAGCGGGTTGAGCGGGCCTTGGCTAATCCTAAATCTCGTTTCCGTCTTGATGTTGAAGAAAAGGTTAAATTAAGTCGTATAAATCAACTAACACGGGGGTATGAAAATGGTCATTAAAGTATTTTCTATTTTCGACGAAAAAGCCGCTGTATTTGGTAATCCCTTCTTTATGCCTCACAATGGGCAAGCTCTCCGAGCTTTCGCTGATCTCGTCTCTGATGAAAAGTCCTCTGTCCATAAACACCCCGAAGATTATAAACTCTATGTTATTGCTTCTTTTGATGATTGCTCTGGTGGGTTTGTCTCGTTACCCCAGCCGGAGTTCTTGGCTAATGCTACTGACTATCTAACAAAGTGAGGTGCTCTCATGTCTATGTTCTTGCGTGGTATTTCTCAACCTCTATCGTTTAATCCAGATGACCCTAAATCTCGTTCTGTTACTCATCAAAGTTTTGCAAAGGATGCTAATATTAATAACATCATGTCTCGTTATGAAAAGACGGGTGTGTTGGTTGACCCTACTCTCGTTAATTCAAAGCGTGTTGCTCGTTTTGATGATTATTCTGATATCCCCGATTTCGCTGTCCAGCTAGAGCGCATTACTCAAGCTAAAGCTGATTTCCTTACCTTCCCTGCTGCTGTTCGTGCCCGGTTCGACAATGATGTCGCTAATGCTCTCGATTTTATTGCTGATGCTTCGAATGTCGAGGAAGCTGTTGCTTTGGGGTTCTTGCCCAAAGATAATCCGAATTATGTAAAGCTGTTATCTGATCGTGCTGCTGCTAAAGCTGCGATCGTTGAGGGGGCGACGAAGTCGCCTAGCGCCTAATGGCGCAAAGTCAGACCATTATATATACTTGATATAAATGGTCTGACTGACACCAAAAGGGGGTTGCGGTGGATAAAAATGAAGTTCTTTCTGCTCTTTATGACATAGTTGAGCGGGCCCTGGAAAATCCCAGTTTACAAGAGGCCCATGATATTTTTGAAGATGCTTGGCTTATTATGCGAGAGGTCAAAAAATGTTAACTGAAAATGAAGATAAATACCGTACTTATCGTATGGTTCTTGAGTTAAAAGTGCGTAATGGTTTCAATTTTCAAGTTGAGGATTTTCTCGCTTTTGTTCGTCATCGTTTAAACCTTCAAGGTTTTATGCTGCTTGGGAAATTAATGTGGTGTGGCGAAGCTACTGACACACCTAAAGAATTAAGAAATGAAAATGCGAAAGAGGTGCTCTCATGAAGTCCGTCATGAAACATGATTTTTCACAAATCCCGAAGGCTGACATTCCTCGTTCCGTGTTTAATCGTACTCATGGTCACAAGACCACATTTGATGCGGGAGAATTAATTCCCGTGTATGTGGACGAGGTCATGCCCGGAGACACCTTTAATGCTAAAGCAACCTTCTTTGCTCGTATGGCAACCCCGATATATCCGCTTATGGACAATCTCCACTTGGATGTCCATTTTTGGCATGTTCCTAATCGCCTGGTGTGGGAGAATTTCAAGGAATTTATGGGCGAGCAGGCTGACCCGGAAAACCCCGTTTCTCGTTCTGTTCCTCAAATCGTCGCCCCGGCTGCAGGCGGTTGGACGGAAGGTTCTCTTGCTGATTATTTCGGTATTCCTACAGAAGTCAACTCTCTGACTTCTTCTTCATTGTGGCACAGGGCTTATAATTTAATTTGGAACGAATGGTATAGATGCACTTACATTCAGCCCAAAGTTGTCGTTGATCTTGATGATGGTGCTGATGCTGCTGCCGATTATGTTGTTTTAAAGCGTGGCAAGCGTCATGATTATTTTACGAGTGCTTTGCCT